CAATTGCACCGCTTGGGAAGTACAGACCACCACTCCAAGTCGCAAGTTCTAACTGCTCCAAGTTTCCTGCAAAGGCAACACGGCCCGACACGGTGGTAACGGTTCCAGTTTGCACCGCAGGGGTGTTGCCGTATTCCTCCATGAAGTCAAGCCTGTACCCCGAATAATACCCGGCATGGTCAATGAAGCCCGTTTGGGTAAGCGATGGCTTGGTCGGTGCAATCAGCGTTTCCACAACCTTGGCCACATCGAAGAACCCGAAGTTGGTGGTCGGCAGTTTGTCGCACTTGAGCCGTGCAAGGGTGGTCCCTGCTGGGTTCTTCACATCGCAGACGTAGCGGTAGTTCGGTTGTGCAATCAGCGAACCGCTGACTTTGAAAAGCATCTTGTTGTAAACGGGTGTCGCTGCTTGGGGCGACCCTGATAGGACGGTTGTTGCCATTTTATAGTTTGGTTGCTACGCTTATGGATTTGCCAAGGGTTTCAGCGATTGTGTTCACCAAAACGTCTATCATTTCGGGGGATAGGGCGTTGCTCATAAAGCTCGTGGCCCGTGTTCCTCGTTGGAATACCCAATAGGCAACCGACCTGCCATCGACCAATCCCTGCTCCTGTTTGGTTCGCATCCGCTTAAGTTCACGGGAATAGGTTGGCACAACTGCTTTTTCCTTGTTGGCTATCCAATCAGCCATGGCTTGGGCAGGTGGGAACTTGTCCCTGTATTGGAATGGCGACCTCGGAGCCTTTACGCTTGACGTTTTGCCTCGCACCCCTTGGTCCACGTACTTCCAATAAGGGTTGGCCATAATAGCCACGACGATTTGCTTGGCGGAGAGTTCAATGTCTTCGGGGGCGATGGATGCCGAGAGCGTTCCCCCTGCGTTGGCGTTGGCTGCTTCGAGGTTCTTCTTGGCAAGTTCGATGACCCGTTCTATCCACTTGACCAGCACGTCATGTGCCGGGGACTTGCCTCCACCCTTGGGTCCAACGATTGAACCAATCCCCTCCAAAGCGGTTTGGTCGATGCCCTTCATCGAACCGCTGCCGAACTTACCTACGGGTTGCCCATTGGCGAGGATGGTTGTTTCCATGTGGGTAAATGTCCCCCGTGCTGGAATGTGTAGTCAGGACAGGATTCGAACCTGTATGAGTAGTTACCTTGTTGTATCTAAGTGTGTCAGCTACTCTAGGACCACCTCATTAAAGAAACTCTTAGCGTCTACCATTCCGCCACCTGACTAATGCAAATATACTACTTTCTTCTTGCCCTTTCCGCTTCCATCCTCTCCGCTTCCAAAATGTCGTGAATCAGCAGGGCGTAGTTCAAGAACTCCACCGCCTTCATCGCAAAGATGGCATCGAATTTCAGCACGTCCTTGTTGGCCATCCTCCAGACCACCATCAACCAACCGTACCCTGCGAGAGGGCTTACGTCAACTCCCCTGCCTTCGTCATCAGGTGCTTGGAATAGTCGCTCAAAACTTTCAAGTAGGATTCTGAACTTAGCAAAAAAAAACTGACAACCCCCCAAACGTCGCCCACCTTGGCGTGCTTCTTCATCAACTCGGCTCGCTCCGCATGGGCAGCCCCGTCGTATTTTTTCGGGAAGAATCCGAATAGACCGCCTTCCCTGCAGAGGGTCGCCATGATTCGGTGCAGGTTCTGCAGGAGTTGCTTTTCATCGGTCGTGTTTGCGTCCATTAACTCAATCAACTGCCCAGCGGTGAGTTCATCCGTGAACACCGTCGGAATCCACCACTTGCCCCCTGCTTTGAACTTCCTCTTGTAGCCCAATGCAGGCAATGCGTTCCACTCGCTGATAATGGCCTTGTAGCGCTTTAGGACGCTCTTGGCGGGCATTTCTCGAACGATTGATATATCGACCCCCTCAACGATTGCGACGACCCCTGCACGCTTGTCGTAGTCCCCAAGGACGCTGCTGAACTCAATGGCTCCGATGCGCTGGAACTGGTCAATCGTTAGGTCTTGGAGTTTCATAGTTTCAAGAAGGTTTTGTAAGACGATGCCGACGATGCCGATGCAAGGTACTGGCTGAACTCCTTATCAGCCTTGCGTTCTTTCTCGGAGTAATACCAAGGAATGTGCCTCGCTGACTCAAGCAATGAAACCCCACCGATGAAGTACTCCTGACGATTGTAAACGGCAAAGGTCGTGTCGATAGGCACGTCAACTCTTGCTGCCATGATGACCCGTGAGTTACGCTGACGAGTCGCTTCATAGTTGTTAACATGAGTGTAGTACGACGACCTTGGAGGCACGTCATCCCATCGCAGCGACAGGCCGACCTTGCCTGCTTGGGGGAATTGTTGCAACCACTCCAAGCACATGGGAATCGTCCGCTTGCTGGTCTTGTAAAGGTCAAGGTCCGGGTCTGTAACCGCATAGAACGGCTCTCCCAGTTGTTGCACCAAGCCCGAAGTCCATGGGGCTTGATGGCCCAAGTTTTCGCCAAGCATTACGACCTTGCAGGGGTTGGTGGCGTACCACTCCAGCAAAGGTTCGTAGGTTGAACCGTTGTCAACGATGTAGATGTCCCCAATCCCCTGCCACTTGCTCAAGTCCCTGACCATCGCTTTGGGCCATGTCAGCAGGTTGCGGTTGTTGATGATTACGGGGATGCCCATGATTAGAACTTGTAAACGGCAATAAGGTCATCGTATCGGCCCGATTCGCTAAGGTCTATGGCCTCAAAGATTGAGTTGCTTGGTGCTACGGCTGACAAGTTCACGAACCAATCCTTGGCTTGCACGTCCTCAATCATTAAGACACCGCCTTGGTTCATCAATGGTGCATACAGGCTGACGACCTGCAACATAGAACTTAAGGTGTGCGGGCCATCGTCAAGCAGGAAGTCGATGCCGTTCTTAAAATAGTCCCTTGCGACTTGCACGGATTCGGGTGTGTAGGCCGATGCGATGTGAAGCCTTGAACGAGTCCAGTCAATGTGCTTGTCAGCCTTTGGTTTGACTTGGTTGGCAATATCGTAGAACAAGAACTTGGCCTTGGGCAGATACTTGCACCACATGGCCATGGACCCTCCGTGCCAGACCCCTATCTCCACGAAGTTGATGGAATCTGCTCGCATTTCAGCCAAGTACTTGGCATAGGTGCTTGTGTAGTTGTGGCCGTTGGCTTTGTCGGTTCCTCCGTCATAGTCGGCACCATTGAGGTCTAACTCGTCGAGGATGGCAATCAGTTCTTTGTCTTTCATGGTTAAAATGTGATTACAAATTTTTCGGGACCCGGCCATCCGGGGTTGGTATCGTGAACCTTCGTATCGGGCTTCTTTCCAATCCAATGTTCGGCTTGCCAGCGGTGGTCCCGTACCGGCTCACCCAGTTCTTTAATGTGGGACGACTTGGCCCACCAATAGGTTCCACCAAAGTAGGGGTAGCCTTCGGGGTTGTTTTGGTCCGCCATGTGAGGGAACTGCTCCTTGGTAATCCAATGACATCCGACCGCATCCACGCCTTCGAGCAGTTGCAGGCAGCGTTCCCAAGCCACGACGTTGAAGAAGGTCATAGACCTGTTCCAAAGTTGGTTGATAAGCGACGGGTCGCTTGCCCCCTTCGTGTGAGCGTACAAGTACACGGCTTCCTCTTCCTGCGAGGCCCGGTACATTTCAGTCAGCGTCGCCTGCTCCCAAGCGTTGGTTCGGGTAACCACGACCTTGACCTTATCAGCCACCATCGAGCCTTCTAGCACCTCCTTGACCGCTTTGCGTTGTTCGGGTGGACCGACGATGCCGACCCTGATTTCATCCAAGACGTTGATAAGCCCGTAGTTGCACACGGCCATCATATGTTGGTTCAGGATTAACTGCCAATTCCCTCCGCAGTAGATGTGGTAATAGTGAACGACTTTCATAAGGTCCAAAGGAGGGTTAGAAGGGTGAGGATAAAGAAAACGGCTGCAACCGTCTTCCCGATTTCGATTAGCAGGTCAATGATGCGTTCGAGGTTCATGGGGCAAAGTTAAACAACAACATACTTCCCTGCATTACTGACCCTTAACTTGTTGAGGGCCACATATCGCATCGCATCGCAGGCGTGGTTGAAGGAATCAATCGGAACCCCCGTGTTTTTGCCCTCCTTGTCGGTTGCCCAAGTGTAGGACCGCAGTTCCTTGATAAGGTTGGTGCTATCCTTGGTAACCTGCAATTTAAAGCGTTTCAGGATGTCTATCCCGTTCCTGACCGAGTCTGGGCCTTTCTCTGCTGGCTTAATGTTGAACCCCAACCGATAGATTTCTTCGATGGACTTCGGTTCTGCTGAATCCGCTACGATTTCCCAAGCCCTTGTGATGCCGAGCGTCCGCAGTTTGTCTGCGATGTCTTGGTTGGTCAGGCCCGTGGAGTAGAGCAGTTCCTGAATCAGCAGGCAGTCCCCTTGGCGGTATATTGCTACGAGTGCCGTAGGGTCGTTGCTGAAGCCCCAGTCAAGCCCTAGGGCGACGAATTTCGCACGGCTGACATCTATACCCTCCACGACCTCGAAGTCCTCGTATATCGCACCCTGAAGCGTCCCGACCTGACCGAGGCCGTAGACCTTCCACCAGTTCGCCCAATAGGCAGACGTTTCGGCTTTGGTGCGGTTTAGTTCAATGTCCCGCTTGATGGTATCAGGCAGAGCTTCGTTGTCGTTGTAGGTTAGGATTATCAGTTCTGCATCCTGTTCGGGCAGGACCTCGGTATGCGCCCAGAACTCATGTGTCGGGTTGAAGTCGATGTAGATGGCCTCGCTGGTACGAATGGCGAGTTGGTAGTAAGATTCAAAGTCGATGTTGTTGGCCTCGTTGATGTAAACGACCTGCCTCCTTGCCCCTCGGAGCCTTGCCTCGGAATCAGCCGAAAAGAACTCGATGATTGAACCGTTGGCAAAGTGATAGGTCAGCAGGGTCTTGTTCCATCGGTCTGCGACCCAGCGGCCCGTCCATTGCATGACCTTGGCGAAGTCTTTGATTGCACCCCTTCGTAGGTGCGGGATGGATTCGGAAACTACCGAAATCTCGGTCTTGTTCTTTGCTGCGATGTCGATGAGGACCGCAAGAATGGCGAGCGTTTTCCCCGCACTTGTTCCGCCTTGGATGATTTTCTTCCGGGCCGTCATCCGACGGATTCGGCTGATAGCGGTCGTGTACTTAAAGTCCATCCCCAAACAGGGGTTGCTCGATGTGGACCGTGTTCTCTTGCTTGTCAACCAAGCCAAGCAGACGAGAGGCGATGTTGGCCGAGTAAACGCCGGCACTTGAACCCTCCAGCATATCCTTGTCGCAGGTCAGCCTTATGCGTGTAATGATTGGGGAGAATGTCTTGTGCAGGTCCGTAGTCCCCTTCCTGTAATCCGAAAGGTCATAGCAAACCCCGTTCTCTGCAAGCCATCCTTCAAAGCCCCGAAAGGTAATCGGACGCTCCTTGTCCCGGTAAACCATGACCCCATCCTTGCCGACATAGTCCTGCACCCGGTAAGGGTTGGCCTTGTTCTCGGCTCGGTATTGCTCAAAGGCAGCCCATAGTTCTTCGGGGGTATTCCAAATTGGGGGTCGGCCTGCCATTAGTATTCAATTTTGTCTATGAGTTCGTCTATTTTGTCCACTATCTTCATCTTCACGGCAAATGCATTCGGTGAGTTCGAATCGTCCACCGCTCCGATGCAGTCGCACAGGGTCGTGATGACCATCATCAGCGAATCCATCCGAGCCTGCACTTGGGCTTCGTCATCCTTCGCCTTCGAGTTCGCCAAGTTCCCGGAGTTTATTTCTTGACCATGATAAAGCCGACTTGCCACCCCACAATAAATAACTGATGTAACCGCAGTCCGAGGTGTCGTCTGCGTTGTCGTAGTAGGTTTCTGCCCTTGACAGGTAGGAGTGCATCCGCTTGATGGTTTCCACGGAGATGGGTTCGCCATTTGCTAACTGCTGCGCCCGGACCTTGCCCGTCTGCGTGGCACACTTGTTCCCGTTCCTTTCGTTGAGTTCTATCCCTCGCTTGGCATTCGACCGAATCTCTTGGCCGTAATCCGAATAAGACTCGAACTGCTGCCTTTTGTGATTCTCCCACGTTGAGCCACAAACCGCCAATCGTTGAGCCGTATCGGGAAATTCTGCATTGGTTTGGTTATTGCTCATGCAGCGACCGATGAAGCCTTCTCTTGACTCGTTATTGTTCGGGGTTGGCAGGGGCATTGCTTAGTGGGATTGTAACGGTGTTTTGGTTGACTTCGAGGAACAAGTCCGCTTGAAGGTAAATGTATTGGAGGGCTGATTTTACGCAGTCGGCGCACCACCAATTTGTAGGCGGTCGCCCGTGAGCGGTCAGGATGGCTTGCAGTTCACCAACCGCATCGGGTGGGAGTCGCATCGTCAGGGAGGCCAAATATTGGTCCCAGTACTTGCGGTGCTTCTGGGCCACGACGAACTGGTCGTTGGTCATTTGAAGGTCCATTCCCGAATAATTATTGCGGTGGCAGATGAGGCGAGGCCAAGGATTGGGGCCAAGTACCATTGGCAGGTCGGCAGGGTCAAGGCAACCCCAAGCCAAAACCCGAAGCAGGTCATGCACGAAAACGGCTTCCGCTTCGCAAAGGGCAAAGCGTAGAACCATTGTGGCAGGATTCGGAACTCCACGACCGCAAGGGTCGCTAAGGCACTAATCAGGATTGGAAAAACCAGTATATCCATTGGCTTCGATTGCGGTTTTAATTTTGGCCTTGGCTTGCTCGATTGAATAAATGATGCTCCGGTACGGGATGCCCGTTTCCCGGCTCATAGCCTTCATATTGCCCGTCTGCATGAGCAGGTTCAGCAGTTCCTTGTCATAGGGGAAGGCCCCGTCCTTGGCCCAAGAGTCCATCTCTTGCTGGGCAATGGCCCAAAGGTCGTCGAGCAGGGAGTCGTAGTCCTTGCTTAGTTCTTGGGTTTCGGGGTCAACTTCGACACGCTCGTCGTGATGACGGTACTTCTTAGCGAACTGGTTGTTGTTGCCCCGGTATAGGTTCATTATCAAACGAACGATGTAGAATCGCAGGTATCCCTGCACCTGCATCTTGGTGATTTTGTCGGGGTCTTTTTCGAGCAGGATAAGGACGACCTCTTGCTCGAGGTCCTTCCAAAGCGGATTGCCCCCCGTAATGGTAAGGCAAGCCTTACGGATTTCTCCGCTGCGATAAAGGTCAAGGACGATGCTCTCTGCGTTCACTCACGCAAAGATGGTGGGGGTTCTCGTTAATGTTGCAAAAAATCCCGTGTCCTGTTGAGAACCTGTGTACGAAGAAATTTGATGTCGGGCCTTGCTCTCATGTTTTTGGAAAGGATTTCAAGGTTGTGCATGACCGTTGCGTGGTTCCTCTTGATGATTCGCCCGATTTGGCAGTAGGTGTAGAGGTATTCCGAGTAGGCGATGTCGGCAAAGATGCTGCGAGCGAGGACCAGTTCTTGGGTCTTGACGTTGCTCAAGATGTCGTCCGGGTTGACTCCAACAACCTCTGCCGTGTAACCGAGGATGGTGCGAGTGATTAGGTCCATGTTAAAACGGGTTTGGGGGTAGGGGCATCCAATGGCTCACTTCGATTAGGAACCACGTTTGGTGTTCGTAGTACCAACGGCCATCTCCGAGCCATGCGTAGGCTTGATTCATGTCGGTCGTGAATATCAGGACTGGCTCGTAAGGTGTCGGCATCCGGTCCAAGCATTTAATCCATTGCATGGTCAGGCGTTTTTGGCTTGGAGGATTTGACCGAGCAGGGTCCAGTTGACGGACCAAGGCTTGATTGTTTCGCTTTTGTCGGGGCGGTTGCAGTTGACGCACTCCTTTCGGATATGCAGTTGCCAGCGTCGGAAATCGGTGGGTGTGGTTTTCATGGGTTTGGGGTTTAGGTAAGTTTATAGGCTGACGATTGGGGTTGGTTTGTCAGGGTATAGGCTGACGGTTATATCCAATAGCATATACCACAAATCTACACAACTATTCAACACTTGCAACCACTCTCTGAAAATCCTCAATGCTTCGGATGACCTCGTACCTGTACCCTGCCTCTTGGACGACCCCCTGCCACCACTTTTGCGAGAGGGACTGCTTGCCCTTATTGGCTTTGAACTCCAAGAAGATAGCCCCTTTGTCGGAGAGGTAGGTCATGTCTGCCACCCCAGCGGTCAGGCCGATGCCTTTGAGAAAATGACCGTTCGTTCGGCTTCGTGGGTTGTTGAGGTTCAGGAACAACCGTCCTTCTTCGTGTGGCCTTAGGAGTTTGAACAACTTGACGCAGGCGGCTTGCAGGGTATATTCGGGGGTCATAGTGGATACTCGTTTGCTTTGGTGTAGGGCAGTTGGCATTGGACTTGGGCGATTCCAAGGCTTCCGTTCCTATTCTTTCGGAAGATAACCTCCATCAGGTCCTGCTCGGCATTCTTGTCGTGTTCGTAGGGACGATAAACGAAGGCGATTTTGTCGGCATCGAACTCCAGTTGCCCCGTTTCTCGCAGGTCGGACATGATAGGACGATGGTCTGCCCTGCCTTCGGTTGCCCTTGAAAGCGAAGAAACCACGACCCCGAAGACCTTTTGCCTCTTGCAAATTGCTTTCAGTTGCTTGGAGATGTTCGTCATTTGCTCAATCTTGGGCTTGGGCTTGTCAATCTTCGCAGGTTCTACAAGTTGCAGGTAGTCGAGGTAGAAACCAACGATTCCGAACTTGGCCTTGAGTTTTGCTATCTCGCCCTCGATTCGGTCAAGATTTGCTTGATGCAGGTCTACTATGTACAATGGTTTGCCTTTCAGTTGGTCAGCCTTTTGTACCAAGGTCAGGTACTGCTCCGTGGTGATTCGCTCGTCGGGTTTGAGGAATGCTGACCCGTCCATCGTTCCGAGGTTCGAGAGCATACGCTGGGTCAGTTGGTCTGCTGACATCTCCATCGTAAAAAAGACAACGGGAATATCAGCCATGGCTTGGTTCATGGCTATCTGCAAAGCAAGCAGGGTCTTACCCATCGCTGGCCTACCACCTACGAGGATAAACTCGGACGGCTTGAACCCGGTGCAGATGTTGTCAAGCGGTCGGATAAAACTTGGATAGATTTGGTCTTTGCGTCTTCCTTCCCGGACCTCGTTCATGTTTGCGAGAAAGTCCTTGGCCAGTTCATGGGCTGACGATTCGGAGGCATTGGACTCAACGGCTTGGATGGATTGGTAGCGTTGGAAGGCTTTGGGTATATCTCGGTCATGGGCGAGTTCTTCCATGATTCTTGCTTCCTCCCTCTCCTTCCAAAGGTCGTGCAGGTCGGATGCGTAGGTCTTGTAGTTGCTGACAAGACCTGCGTCGGGGTCGATGCCTTCGAGTAGGACGTGTCCTTGCCCTTGGTCTGCAAGGTACTTGTAAACGGTAACGATGTCAATCTCTCGCTCTGCTTTGTGGAGGGATTCAATAGCCCGGTACAGGAGGACGTTGTTGCCTGTGAATAGGCGTTCAGGGATTTGGGTCAGGAGGACGGTTCGGTTCACGAACTTGTCCATAAGGCAGCCGAGTAACTTTCGTTCAGCGGACAACTGGTAGTGGTTCATCATCGTTGGTTAAGTTTGAGTATGCAAAGTTAGGTGTACGTTGGATGGCTTGGTCCTCCCATCTTTTGCCGTTAAGGTAGGTGGAAGGATGGGGAACGAATTGAGCAGGGGTTTCGGAGTAGAGGCGTTGAATGTTGCTGACTGCCAGTTCTTGCTCGGTCTTGGTTAAACGTAGGAAGGAACGCTTGGCTCTTGCCTTGTCGGTTTTTCTTGGGAATGTTGTCCAAAATTGGTCAAACCTCTGGTCATTCTCATTCTCCTTTCCATTGTCCTTTTCATTCTCCTTTTCATTTACATTCTCATTATCATTTACATTATCATTATACATTAGGTTAGGGGATGGTTCGGCTATGGTTAGGTCTTGGTTAGCCTTTGGTTTCCCACCACGCAAACCTGCTTCGTATTTACGCTGATTAGCAGCGATTTGCGGTTTTATGGCCTCCCATACTGCTTGTGAGTAACGTGTGAGTTCAGGCTCAACTTGGTCGAGTGCGTACGCAATTATTGCGTGATAGACCTCCAGTTGCTCACTTGCTTCGAGGTGCTGGATGCTGCGTTGGAACGAGCGGTAAAAGACGAATGAATCTCTCATATTGGTAAAAAAAACCCCGACTGGTCGCAGCAGCCGGGGCAGGGGTTAGTTGAGGAACCCTTTTATCTGACATCTACTTGGCTGCGACTTCAAGCGGATGCGTTTAATTGTAAATGTAGTATGCCTGCAAAGTTACACTAAAAAGGCATATCACCGTCTTGGGGTGCAAAATTTCCACCGCTCGTCTGCTGCTGGATTGGCTCTACTTTACCGCTGATAAATCGCTTGCCGTTGGATTCCTTGACCCACCCGGATAGGCGCATCTTGGTTCCATCGGGGAGAACCACATCGCCCCGATAATCCGGGCGTTTCGGGTTGTCGCCCTTGTCGTTGGCGAATAGGGTGAAGGTGTTGGGTTGGGGGGTGTAACTCATGGGTTTTGGTTTTGGTTAGGTATTAGTTGGTATTTACGTCCGTTGTGTTCAATGATTTCGGGAGTGCGGTTGTCTTTAATTGAGCCAAATGAATCCTCATAGTATATAACATTGCCATCCGAATCGTATTCACGCTTAAGCCAGCGTCCATCTGAATACTCATGGTAGATTAATCTTTTTTCAGAATCGTATTTGTGCTTTACCCAAAATCCATCTGAATTTTCATAGTACATTAATTTTTCTTCAGAATCGTATTCATGCCTGTCCCAACCCCACCAATTTTCAAAATAGATTAGATTGCTATTCTTGTCTAAGACTTCCAAGGAACCATTGGCCTTAAAGTCCCAGTTCAGCCATTGGCCTATTGTTTGTCCGTCTTTCATGGTTTGGGGTTGTAAATGGTTGGGGTTGGGGTTTCGAGTTTGTGATAATAGCATTTGGTTACTCCGACATAGCCGGAATCTAAGAGGTCGTGCAGCACCCGGTAGGTGTAGCGCTCTTTGTTGCCCAGCAGTTCAGCAATCTGCTTGGCTCGGTATGGGCGGTCGCATAGCAACCTGTAAACCCTTACGGCATCGGAGGCTCTTCTCATTTGAAACTAACGGCTATGGATGCTTTGGTGGCCTTGGCGGTGCAGACTGGAACCTGCTCGCCTGTGGACTCGTCAAAGATAGCGGTCTTCCCGGCTTGCCGAAAGGCGATTTTGAGCAGTTCCTCCCTCGCTTTCATTTGTGCTTTGAGGTCGGCATAAACTTCGTCTTCCTCGTAGTTCGGAGTCAGGCTCCCTTCCTTGAGGGTTATCTCTGCTCCAAAGGCTTGAAAGGTCTTGCCGTGCTTCGAGGCTTCGTCGGCTACGGTCTGCTCGGTGGCCTTAATGGTGGCTTCCAAAGCCTTGACAATGGCCTTTAGTTTGATGTGTGCCTCAACCGGATTTACCTCGCCATCATTAATTCGGTCGGTCAGTTGCTGGGCTATTTGGGCTATCTCTGCCTTGCAGATGTCAGCCTTTGGGATGGTAATTAGAGTCGGGTAGGTCATGGCTTGGATTTGAAGGTGTCAAAGATTTGGTTGAATAAACCAGCCCAAGGAAATTCCAAGGCTTGGCATAGATAGATGCACTCATCAAAAGTTAGGTGGATGACAACGGTTTTCTCGGTTAAGGCTTTTATCAAGCCCTCTCCAAGGGTCGGGTACTGCTCCTTGTACTCAAGGAGCTTCTTGTACTCCGATGCGTTCATTTGTTCAAGTAGGTTCATGGTCTTGCGAGTTGGTTTTGAATGAATTGAATGCCTTTCTCAAATCGGGCGGGGGTCATGTGGTCGATGTCCTTCATGAACTTGGCTGCCTGCTCCTTTGGGAGTTTGTCAAGCAATGCGAGGAAGTCGGCCTTGAGGGTTGCGGTGGTCAGTTCATCGTAGGAAGGGACCAGTCCGAGTTTGTCGTTGAGGTCCCCAAGGTTCTGCTGGGCAATCGCCATCTGCACCTCGTTGGACGATGCGATGCTCGTTTCGATTCCAATGCCGATGCAGGCCAAGGCACGGCCCCAAGCGGATGTTTCGCAGTTCTCAACATACGATGTCTTGTTAATCATACTGGAAGTCCTGTCCTCGGAGGCGTGGCCTGTTGCACGGATGCGGCCCTCGTTGTCCCGGATGACTGCACGGACGCAGCAGCGGTCGGGTTGCAGGTCAATGAGTTCGGATTCCAACGACCAGCCAGCGTAGGCCGATTCGTTGCGGAAGTACAGGAGGCGTTGGTTGACTTCGACGTAGTCCTTGCCTTTGATGTTGGTGGTTTTGAATTTGTGCATGGTTTTGAGGTTTGGTTGCGGAGAATAGGATGCGATATTCTCCGCATCCTTCTACTTGTGTCATCGATTTTGAGGTTTAGTTGGTGATGAGTGCGAAGATGAATCTGCCGAAGAAGGCGATTCCGAGGCAGGCGGTCAG